CCTAAAGAGTTCAAAAAAGAATTAGAAGCAGATACCGGTAACATCACCGTCTGGATCAATTCCCCAGGGGGTGATTTTTTTGCCGCCAGTCAAATTTATACCATGCTTAAAGAATATCAGGGGAAAGTCACAGTTAAGGTTGATGGCATTGCAGCAAGTGCTGCTGCAGTGATTGCTATGGCTGGAGATCAGGTGCTGATGTCTCCAACAGCCATGCTCATGATCCACAACCCAAGCACTTTTGTTTGGGGCGAGGAAAGAGACATGAAGGAAGGTATAGAGATGCTATCGGAAGTGAAAGAAGCTATTATTAACGCTTTTGAAGCAAAAACAGGCTTAGAACGCAAACAAATCGCCAAGATGATGGACGTTGAGACTTGGTTCAGTGCCGGTAGGGCGGTAGAGCTGGGGTTTGCTGATGAAGTTCTTTATCAGGAGGTGCCGCCTCAGGTAACAGATTTTATGTTTGACAAGGTTACTGTGGTAAACACCTTAATGCGGAAACTGCCGGCTAAGGCTAAGAACAAACAGGATGGTGTTTCTTATGAACAGTTGGTAAAAAGGCTGAACTTAATCAAATGAGTAAGGAGGAAAAAATAATGAGCAAAATTATGGAGTTACGGGAAAAACGGGCTAAAGTCTGGGAACAGGCTAAAGCCTTTTTAGATGAAAGACGCGGAGAGGATGATCTACTATCGGCGGAGGATGCTGCTACCTATGAAAAGATGGAAGAAGAAGTAGTGAATCTAGGTAATGAGATCGAACGCTTAGAGCGTCAAGCAGCCCTTGACCTGGAACTTTCTCAAGCTACAAGTCAAGCTTTAAGGACAATGCCTGGTGTAGTGGAAGAAAGACAAGGCCGGGCTACCGATGAATACACGAAAGCTTTCTGGAAACATATGCGCAACCGGGGTGATTTTGAAGTTCGCAATGCTTTAACCATCGGTACTGATTCTGAAGGAGGTTATTTAGTGCCTGATGAGTTTGAGCGCACCCTGGTTGAAGCTTTGGAAGAAGAAAATATTATGCGCCAGCTGGCTAAAGTAATTACTACTTCTAGCGGGGATAAGAAGATCCCGGTAGTGGCCTCTAAAGGGACTGCCGCTTGGGTGGATGAAGAAGGTGCCATTCCGGAAGATGATGATGTTTTTGGCCAGGTATCAATTGGAGCCTATAAAGTGGCTACCATGATCAAGGTATCAGAGGAACTGCTAAATGATAGCATCTTTAACCTAGAAAGCTATATTGCTAAAGAGTTTGCCCGTCGTATTGGGGCTAAGGAAGAAGAAGCCTTTTTAGTAGGAGATGGTGGTGGTAAGCCGGCTGGTATCTTTGATGATACCTATGGTGGAGAAATTGGAGCTACTACTTCAACGGCAAGTATTAAGATGGACGAGATCTTTGATCTCTTTTATTCCTTAAAATCTCCCTATCGAAAGCGGGCCACATTCATTACCAACGATGCAACGGTGAAAGAAATCCGTAAGCTCAAAGACGGCCAGGGTCAGTATCTCTGGCAGCCTTCAGTAAAGGCAGGAGAGCCGGATACTATTTTAAATCGGCCGGTGAAAACTTCCGCCTATGTGCCTACTATTGAGCCTGGGGCTAAGGTGATCGCCTTTGGGGATTTCGGTTATTACTGGATAGCAGATCGCCAGGGCAGGGCCTTTCAGCGGTTAAATGAACTTTATGCAGCTACCGGTCAAGTAGGCTTTCGGGCTACCCAGCGGGTAGATGGCAAATTGATCTTAAAAGAAGCTGTTAAAATCCTCAAAATGAAAGCTTAGGTGAGTGCTCATGAGTAACATAAAAAATTATAAGGAGCAAGGCGGCGAGAAATGGATTGTGGAAGGAGAACTGGAGATTGGGTTAAGCGGAAAACTTACCTTCCAAGGTAAAGAGTTAAAGCCGGCAGCAAGCCAAGGGGACAGTGAAGCTACAACCGTTGAGACTATAAAGGAAGATTTTAACGCCCTGCTAGCTAAGCTTAAGGCTGCTGGACTGATGGAATCAAGCTAATAGAGGGGGAGGTGAGGGTGTGCTGTCTTTGGAAGAAGTAAAACTATACCTTCGGATTAATGGTGATGAGGAGGACGCCCTCATCGCTTCTTTTTTAGATACGGCCATAGAGCTATGTGAAGGAATACTACGCTTTCCTTTAAGTGAATTTGAAACACTGCCGGAAACAGTGAAGCAGGCTCTTCTTTATGGGGTAGCAGCCATGTATGAAAAGCGAGAAGGAGCCTCTATTAAAGAAATTTTGGATGTCTTAAAACGGCTTCTTTTTGCCTACCGCAAGGAAAGCTGGTGAATTAGATGGAGATTGGGGATTTAAGACACAGGATCACCTTTCAAAAACTTACTACCAGTGTTAACGAAAGGGGTTTTGAGGTAGAAGCCTGGGAGGATTATAAAACTGTTTGGGCGGCTGCCAGTAATCTGCATGGTCGGGAGTATTTCGCAGCCGCTGCCATCCAAGCGGAAAATACAGTGAAGTTTACCATTAGGTATCTGCCGAACCTTGATACTTCTATGCGGATACTCTTTCAGGGAAGACAGTATAACATTATTTCAATTGACAATATCAAATATCAAAACAGATTTATGGAGATTAAAGCCTTGGAGGTGGAGGCTAGTGACGGACCTTAAATTAGAAGGTATAGAGGATTTAATTACTGAGGTTGAAAAACTAGGTGCTAAAGGAAGCAGGATTGAAAATAAAGCTCTGCGTGAAGCAGGAGAAATAGTTAAAGAAGCTATTAAACAAGAAGCTCCTCATAAAACCGGTACTTTGAAGAAAAGCATTGAGGCTTCAGGAGTTAAAACTAAGGACGGAATGAAGCATGTGGAAGTGGGACCGGGTAAAGAGGGGTGGTATGGAAGATTTGTGGAATTTGGCACCGTCAAAATGAGGGCTAATCCCTTTATGGCCAGGGGTTATGAAAACTCTAAAGATAAAGTAGTGGATAAAATAGCTGAGGAATTGAGAAAAGGGTTGGAGCTATGAGTATAAACCAAGGGGTGATGACAGCACTAGAAGGTCTTGGGGTACCGGTACGATTTCAGACTTATACCGGAACTGCAGATCCATATATCACCTTTTTTACTTACCTAGAAAAACCGGAGCAGCATGCTGATGACAAGGAACGTACTACCGGCTATTATGTGCAAGTTGATGTATGGAGCAAGGGGGACTATACCGATTTGGTTAATGCTGTCCATAAAAAAATGTTGGCTGCGGGCTTTACGAAACAGTACTTTTATGACCTATATGAAAATGATTTGAAAATTTATCATAAAGCAATGCGATTTTTTAAGGAGGTGCTGTAGATGGCACAAGTAGGATTAAACAACTTGCATTTTGCTATTTTAACCAAAGATACCGCTGAGGAGCTGATTTATGAAACTCCAAAACCCATAGCGGGGGCAATTGAAGCCACTATTAATCCCGCCGTGGATACCCAAGAGTTGTATGCAGATGATCAGCTGTGGGAATCCGTTTCAACATTAGGGAAAATCGATGTAGAAGTAGGGACAGCTGATTTGCCTCTTGCTGTAAGAGCAAAGCTGCTAGGAAATGAGATTGTAGATGGGGTGTTGATAGAAAATAAAGCTGACATTCCACCTTATATTGCCTTGGGCTTTAAAAGCCTAAAGTCTAACGGGAAATACCGTTATGTATGGCTCTTAAAAGGTGTGGCCCAGCCTATGGCCGAGGATTATTCTACTAAAAAAGATAGCGTGGAGCACAAAACCCCGAGCATCAGTTTTACCTTTATGCCCAGGCTCCATGATGGGCAGTGGAAGCACACAGCTGATGAGGACAGCGAGGATTTTACTGGAGCCGATACTTGGTTTGAAAAAGTTCCTGGCGATGCTCTGGAGTGGGAGGGTTAATTCAGTGGATATTACATTAAAAATTGATGGTAAGGAAAAGACCTACACTGCAGGCTTTATCTCGGCTCGTATGGTAAGAAGAACCATCGAAGTATCCCAAGGGATAGATTTTGAGAATATTTCTCCAGAAGGGTTAGATAGATTAATCGATTACATTGTAGAACTGTTTGGCAATCGTTTTACAAGGGATGATGTCTACGATGGTCTGGCATCTAAGGAGTTGCTTCCCGTGATTAATAAATGTATCAATGAGGTAACAGGCCAACTAAGTGCCGCAACCCAGGGTGAAGGAAAAAACTCCTAGAGGGGAATGCCATGGAGCCCCAGGAGTTTATCGACAAACTGTATTTATCTCTCCTTGAACAGGGCTGGACCATGAATGAGATTGATACCATGGATCTTATTTACTATCTAAAGCTTTTAAATAAAAAGTTGAAATCTATAAAAGTATACATTGATGAAATCCTATAACACCTAATCCCAGGTGCTTTTTTTATGCCCCAAAGGTGGTGAGATATGTGGCAAAAGAGATCGGGCAACTAAATGTAAAAA